CCTGTCGTCGCAATGTGATCAGACGTGATGCTTTCAGAAACAATGCTGACACCTGTCACTGTGTTCGCCGCCAGCCCGTCGCCGTCCATGAGTGTTTTTAATTTCCATGAGCCGTCAGGGTTCTTTTCGTTGCTTATAACGACCTTGCCGGCTCCGACATAAACAAACTTTGTCGGATTCTGGTCAATCGGCTTATCAAACGAATAAAGACCTGCAGGTAGACCGTATTCGTTGCCGATCTTTAAGTCGTAATTCCACCCGTCCTCTCCCCAATATTGACCGACTAAATACTCAACAATTTTGTTGTAACCTGATTTATATTCCTCGGCTTGATAATCAAGTTTTTTAGTTAATTCGGATATTTTTGATACCGTGAAGTTCACAGGCACATCGCCAAACTCGATTTGAATAAGATTAGGCTGCAGCAGATTGACCGCTCGCTTGATAATGCGCACCTGATAGCGGATGTTGTAATCATCGCGAATAACAGTGACCGTGTCGCCTAGTCCAGTGTCGCCAACATCAAGCACATTCGCTTGGTAGTAGACTTTGGGTCTTCCAGCTTCAAGTAGTTGCTCGTAAGTTTTTTCTAAAAGATTGACCGGATCTTCAACCTCCGGAAATTCAATCATTCCAATTCGCGGCTTTCCATCCGGATACCCAAATGCCGCTGTAAGCGACGGGATTTCTACATATTCTTGATCAAGCGGCTTGTCTACCGGATCACCACTTGTCACTTTCCACTCGACATCGGCAAAGGTAATTTTTCTTCCGAAGCCGCCGTCAATAGTGGCTTCACCCTTGCCGAATCCGATCAAGGCAGTGTAAATCTGTAATTTGCTCTCCTCTTTGATGACTTCCAACAAATTGGAGCCATGAACGAACCTGCGCCCTCTGTTTTCTCCAGATTGAACATAGACATCAATGTACCGGGAAACAATCGAATGTCCATCAAAGGCAATCCGCGACTTGAACTCACATCCTGTCTCCTCCATAAGCTTTTGTAGCGCTTCAAGTCGTGAGACATAATAAAAATTCGTCGTTACAGAAACTGTCGCGTGAACATTTCCGACTGACCATCTGCTGCCGGATAGAATGTCTGCAAGAACTAGAGCCAATGCTTTATTTTGAGGGCGCTGATCCTTAATGTAGCCGTCTGCAGACAGATCATCAAATGCCGTCTCAATGGCGATGACGCTAATCCCTTGTTGATTCCATGTGGTTGTAATGACTTTGTAATACCTCAGAAATTCAGTGTTAACGGGATCCTTGTGTCCAATGTAGAAAACATTAGAAATGTCTGCGGAACTGCTTAAAACAACGTTTAATTGAGCAGGCGCTCCGATTTGCTCCATCATGGTCGCTTCGATCACGCCTGCCTTGAGAATAGGTCGCAAGAATTGCTCACTCTTATCAAACAGATACAGCATCTTAACGTCCTTTCTTGCATGCCCGCATTGCTAAGACCGCATCGCTAGGGGTCACTGTAATGCTCTCTCCTGACTTAAAGGTAAACACTTCAAAATCGCTTAAGATGTTGAGGTGATCTAAAATATCTTCATTCAAGCCGCGCTTTATTGTTGGGGACATGCCCCAAGTTAGCGTAATAACATCGCCGGCAGCATAAGTACCATCCAAAACAATATTTTTTCCTGTTGTTGTGTTTGTGACCTTGATTTGATTTGTGCCCGTTCCTACGGTCAACGTCATCGATGCCGGGGTAGTGTCAAGAGTAAAACCTGAAGGAACGGGAGAAAATGCGACGTCCTCTTCAGCTGTGTACCGATAAGGATCAGAGCAGTACAGCACAAAAGATCCCTGACCTTCCAGCTGATCGCGTGGCGGATCGGAGGCTTCGACTAGGCGTCCGAATCGGTGATAGTCTTCATCACCGAATTTGAACAGCACATCTTCATCGCTTGATAGCAGATCATGAAGCTGTTGCATGCGCTCCAAAAAAGTCTTTGAGTCAGGAGCCTTCATGATGTAGTAAACGGTGATTCGCCTAGAACCTAAGCGAGAATCTAAAACATAAGATCCGTCACGCCCCGGTATGTCAGCAACGGATACGAACCGATTCAGGAGGCCGCGCCCGGACACATTGATCGTGGTATAGCCATCGATTGCTTGATCAATAAGCACACCGTTAAACGTTAGTGAGCAATAAGCCATGGTTCAGCCTCCTAGCTTTTTTGATATGCAAATTTGAGCGCAACTTCTTGGTCCTGACATTGAGTAATATCGCTAATAAAGGCACGCCACTCGTGGCCACCCATTTTGAGAATTAAACTGAGAGGCTGTCTTCCAGCTCCAGCTACGCCGGCGCTTGCAAGCTCACCAGCATAGATGCTCCCGTTTGCAGAAGTCACTGCATTGAAAGCGACATCCGATTCAAACGAGCGAGTAGCGACTTCGCCGAGCTTGTCCATCGCTTTTGTCACAGGCTTTACGTTGTCTGTGATGCCTTTTGCAAGTCCTTGATCGATCATGTCGCCGGCCCAAATGAAGAGCTTAGACGGTGAACCGAACCCAAAGAAACTTTTAATACCGCCCCAGATATCGCTAAGCCATCCCGTTATCTTGTTCCACAACCAAGTTGCAGCGTTTTTTATGCCGTTCCAAAGACCGGTGACAATGCTCCCGCCGACTTCGACAATTTTCCACATTAGATTTCCGAAGGCAGAAACTATTCCCGCAATGATTTCAGGGATCGCTTTAACGATGCCAGCAATGATGGCAGGCAAGTTTTTCACGAGAGAAACAAGAAGTTCAACACCCGTGCTGACAATAAGCGGAATATTGTTGACTAAGGTTTCAACAATTCCTCCGATGATTTCAGGGATCGCCTTAACGATATTCAAAATAATCGTCGGAAGGTTTGTGATGAGCGATGTCAACAGTTTAACGCCGGCTTGAATTAACTGAGGAATCCCGTTCAAAACCGCTTTAACAACTCCGTCTATGATTTTCGGGATAGCTGCAACAATTGAGTTGATAATTATAGGCAAATCTTCGACCAGTGCCGTTAGCAGCTGAACGCCTGCATCGATGATTTGCGGGATTGATTCAATGATCGCGTTGACTATGCCTGTGATAATCTCCGGGATTCTTTCAATCAGCACCGGAAGCGCATCAATAATCCCTTGTCCTAATCCCGTCATAAGCTGAAGCGCCGCATCGATAAGAGCAGGGATATTTTCCAGCAGTGTCGCCACAATGGTCATGATTGCGGCAACGGCCTGTGGAATTAGTGTCGGTAATGCCTCAGCTAGCCCGGTCGCTAAATTCATAATGGCGTCCAGTCCAGCCTGCATAAGCTGCGGGCCGGATGTTGCTAAAATCGTCACAAAGGCAGGAACAATCTGTGACACGATATTCGTCAGCATCGGAAACAAGTTGCTTTGGATAAAAGTAACGAGCGACGAAGTAAGTCCGGTTAACGCGCTTTGAATGTCGCCGCCTATCGCTATTTCGCCAATCAGGTTTTTGAACGCGGCTTTTATTGCGCCAAACGAACCCGTAAGCGTTGATTCAGCTTCGAGAGCCGTCGTTCCCGTGATCCCGATTTCTTCTTGAATAACGTGAATTGCTTCGTAAACGTCCGCAAGATTATCGATGTTGTATTTGACTCCCGTTAGTTTTTGAGCATCGGCGAGAAGTCTTTCCATCTCGGTTTTCGTCCCGCCGTACCCTAGCTTCAGGTTGTCTAACATCGTGTAGTTCTGTTTCGCAAAGCCCTGATAAGCGTTCTGAATGTCTCGCATGGCCGTACCCATCTTGTTGGCGTTGTCTGACATGTCCACCATCGCCATGTGGGCTTTTTCTGCAGCCTTCTCAGTGTCTCCCCCCATCGACTGCAACAGAGACGCAGAGAACGATGTCACATTCTCCATATACTCATTAGCTGAGACACCTGCGGTTTTGTACGCATCTTTCGCATAGTTCTTAACGACCTCGGCACTCTCTTTGAAGAGTGTTTCCACGCCTCCTATAGATTGCTCAAGCGCTCCGCCTTCAGAAAGAGCCGAAGATATTACTTTGCCTATTCCGGCAGCGATTACCACGCCTTTTATCGTGGAAACTAAGCTGTTTCCGGTTCTTTCTCCGGCTTGTTTGCCGGCAGAGTCCGCTTCAGGGTTTAAGACTTTTGAAACACTTCCGGCTATACCTTTTGCCGAGGGCACAATTTGCACATAAGCTTTACCTAAATCAGTCGCCATGTTTAGCCCTCCTTAATGATTTGTTCCAACATTTTTTTACGAGCGTCTTCAAAGTCTTTCCCGGACGCGTAAGTCCGAATTTGACTTTCTTTAGCGAAGAAACTGTCCATGATTGGTTTAGGGCGATTGCGCCCTTTTTGAGCGTCTTTTGTTTTCGACCAGATGAGCCAGTTAAGCCGATCAATAATTGCGATCATCAACATCGAATTTGACGTGATAATCGTGTTGCTGTGTTTCATCCTCACACGGGAATCCTCGCGCAATCCCGCCGCAAGCGTTGCGACAAGTGGCAGAGGGAGCGCTCGATAATCAAACACGCCGTAAGTCTCTGCCATGTCGCAAATAAATTCGTCTTCATCGTCACGAAGAATCCGTGCGAGGACTATGAGTTTTTTACTTTTTGCTGAGAGTTGAAAATTTCGATAATTTCATCTTTGACCCGTTGAATCGGAACAGTTCCATCTTCATCGCGACAATAATCCATCAATTTTTCCTTCTGTTCTTTGCCGAACAAAAGTCTAACGAGCTTAGGCAACAAAAGCGGTTTTTCTTCAATTTCCGCGATTACCTCAAATAGTTCATAGTTGTTCAGCGCCGCTTCTGTTATTTCGTAATTAAACCCAGTAGATGTAACTCCTTTGATAAACATGAGTCACCCCCGTTAAGCTCCAGCGTAAATCGGCACGCTGATCGGCGTAGACGGGAAATCATAATCACCAAAGTCTGCAATAACGATCGTTGCGTCTCCTTCCGTCGGACTAGAGATCGCCAAGCTATAATCCTTGCCAGATCCAACCAAAGCGCCTTTCGTAGCGCCTGTTAGCGTGATATGAGTTGCTTGCAGTCCGGTGATTTCCTTACTAAACGTCAGCTTGATATATGCCGTGTCAGCGGATCCGCTAGCACCGCCGATTTGCTCGCCAACGAATGTCACGAAATTGGGATTGGCTTCGATGATGTATTCACGATGTGTGTCACCGTTCCAAAGTGCATACGGCATCGCTTGAACGGTCGTCTCATAGCCGATCGTATCAGCATCCGCATATGCAATTTCGCCAACCTCGGTCACTTGACCGTTAGGAATTACAATCCGCTTGATGGCGTTTTGAAGTAGCATATCGACGACAAGAACATGTGGAGGAAGCGTTTTATTGTTGGCTCTGATCGTGATCCCGGTCGCAAGGGTGCCGGAAACATTTTCGCTGCCGTAAACTTCCTTCAAAACATCAACGTTTAGCGCCTCAATGAGCGTATAGGAAAAAGTGTCTGGCTTCTCGGTCTGCATTGTCATGACGGTGTCGCCACCCCATGCTTTTACCGTTTCAGTTGATGGAGAGTTTTCGTTTTTAACTCCGTCCTCCGAAACATATCCTAAGTTTTTATAATAAGTTGAAGACAAGGCTGTCATTGCATCCGCCGGTACTACAGTTCCGGCAGGCGCAGAGTAGATGGCGCCTCCAACCTTGGGTTTGCCATATGAAACATTTTCAGTATTTGCCATGTTTGGCCTCCTTTTTAATAGTGTGAAATGTCGTAGACCGCCTGATAACGGTACTGTTTTGTTGTCGTGTCCGTGAAGTTGTAGTCGCTATTGAGCTGAACCTTGCTGATCTCGTTCAGTTCGACCAAGCTCTCAACCGCCGACTTTAGCGACTCATTGAGCGTGGCCGCTTGGTACAGGCTTTCGGCATAGGACTGGAAAACAAACGTAGAAGCAGGTAGGCGGTTAGGCTTTGAGCTTCCGGTTTTCTCGAACAACACATAACGCATCGGTTTATCTTCGGGCGCTTCCATGTAGACCGGCTCCGTAAGCTTCGCGTTCAGAAAGTTCAGAATTGTTTCTTCAATCATCCTCGCACCGCCTTGAGAATCGTGTTCTCCTTCAAGTTCTTTCGCTTTGCTTCAAACGAATCTGCCCAGACCATGGCATTTGCCCGGTTCGTTCCAACCATTACGTCTTGATCAAATCCGTCGCCGCATCGGTTCCGGATCCCTGTCGCTTTTTCGTTTAACAATGATTGCATCTCATCTGACCGGAGAAGCTCTCGGACACCGGAGCGGTTAAGCTCAAACTTGAATTTACTCATACCGCTCCACCATCACTTTCTTGTTCCAGTCCAACGGGATCAGGTCATCGATGCCTTGTGTCGGAATTCCGAAAACGCGCCAGCGTTCGCCGAAAAACCGGACTTCTTGGTTTTCCCAGACATTTGAATCGCCTTTTGGAATGGCCAGCGTGTAAACAGCCTTCCTGCCGGTAAGGCTCAACTGATTGACCACGTCGTCTGACAGTGTCGGAGAAACGAGAACGTTATTTACCGGGATTTCAACATCTTCATAGAT